CGACGGTCAAAGAAGGGGGACTCCGAGGCTACGTGAGTAGACTAGGAGTTCATGAACGTGCTAGTGAGTTGGTGAACGCTGAACCAGTCGTGCAGATCAGGTTACCTGCCCAGGACGTCGAGGCCTTGGTCAATCATACTAGCTTACTACTCCACGGAATCGACTTGTGCAAACAGCCTAACATCAGAGATGTCAAGGCAGTTGCACTGCGAGAACGTGGGAGAAAGGTTCGTGTGATAACCAAGTCCCGTGCAGGATTACACCTTCTCGGCCACGTTGTTAGAAAACGTCTTCTTGCAGGACTACGCAAGACTAGTCAGTCAGCGTCAGTACTCCGTGGTATTTCCGACTCGGCGGTAGCGAAACATTTCGAGACTTGCCGTAACCCTGAGGTTATGGTTTCGTCCGATTTGACTCGCGCCACCGACCTGTTTTCACACACCTCTGTCGAGGCGTTGATCACAGGGTTCGAACTTTCTGGCATGTTTACGCCAATTGAGATCAGAGCACTAAAGCTCAATTGTGGTTCCTTTGATATTGCTTACCCAGATGGCACTAAAGTGTCTTCAAAGCGCGGTATCTTAATGGGCCAACCCACAACGTTTACGCTACTCTGCCTCTTACATATTGCCTGTTGGCAATTTGCTATAGAGGACTGGGCAGCGGCTCACCACATAAAGAAAAGGAAAGCGGGTCTTTTGAACCGCTTCCTGATCTGTGGTGATGATGCGTTGTTTGTTGGTTCCAGCGAGGTACACGATCGCTATGTAAGACACATGCAGTGTATCGGGGGGCAGATCTCAGGTTCCAAACACTTTGTCTCGAATGTACGTGGCGGAACCTCTCGCGGCGTGTTTTTGGAACGCCTCTTTGAATTATCAATTCAAGAGGACGGTTATTCCAAAATCCGTCGCATCGAGGTGTTTCCCATTAAGAGCCTTGTCTTTCCGGAAACGGATGACAGGTTCAGAGTGGGAGCCGCGTTCTTCATGACAAAGTCAATTAAGCTTATGTTTGCTATTGATCGCATTTGGTATATACAACCAGAAGTTCGACGTCGTTTATACCGTGTCGTAATGCGCTGCTTTCCTTTCTTGTATAGAATTGCAGCCAAAACCTACTTACCCTCTGGCATTCACTTGTCGGAAGGGGGTTCGGGCCTACCTCTTCCCGAAATTGACACTAAGAAGATCCGTAAGGGTCTTCTCATCCGAAGACTTGCGTCTAAAGATGGTGTGGCTTTGCCAACGTTCATACAATCAAGTATGTCGTGGGTTTACCAGCTAGTGGCTAATTCCGTGAAAGAGGATGTCGGCGCGTTCCTCGATTCTGGCGAGTTTGTGCTAGAACGGGTTGAGCAGGATGAGGTTGAAGGCGAGTTCTCTGGCTCCGGCCCAGATGAGTCGGTCAGCAGATTCTTCGTGGATTGCGGTCCATTGGACCATCTCGTTGAGGCGGCTACTATAGATTCGTTTCTAAGTAGCGGTATCGCCTTACAGATGGAGGACCACACCATAAAGAGGAAGCTGACTGTCAAGTCGTTGTCACGTGCAGTTAAACAGTATCGGG